AAGGCAACAACCACAACTGATGAACCTTTGCCAAAAAAAAAGGTTGTAAAAAAGAAAGCATAAAAATACAAAAAGAGAAAGCATAAAAATACAAAAAGAGAAAGCATAAAAATACAAAAACAAAATGAAATCTATAAAAATGACACAGTATATGTGTCATTTTTTACTTAAGAACGTCTAAATGTCAGAACGCATAAAAATAGAATGAAACCCTATATTTGTCTTCATAGGCATGTCAATAAAAATAGGTTCTTCTCCATAAAGAGGAATTAAGCATAAATAATGTTTTTTACGGTCACTTGAATATCCGAAACTACATATATATGGACTTCCTTTGATGTCTATGATATTTGGGTCACCCCCACAAAAGTTTACATCTTCGTATAAATAAGTCTTTACAATATTGAGGCCTTCGCACATGACAAACCCGTTTATTCTGCTGATATCTCCGTCATGTACGAGGTTCCTTAATATGGTCATATTTTTGTACATAGTGGGAAAGTCGAGATTGTACTTTTCAGTGTTTTCATTTGTAATGATAGATACTATCTTAGTCTTTTTATTAAGTGCAACACATCTATAGCTACCCTTAATATTAAGAGATAAGTAACTAAAATTATCATACACACATGTGTATAGATAAATATTAGTGTCATCTTCTTGTGTATGTGAATGATGAAACATATACACTCCTTTATCGTAAATGTAAGATTCAATTGTATCGGATGTCTTATTTAGTACATGAAAATAACACGGTTTGTTTCTATCAAATTTAACAGGTAAACCGGTCTTTATAACTTGTGTCAAATCCATAATAATAGGTGCGTCAGTCAATATGACATAACGGTCATTAGTTATAAAATCGTGCACGATAGGCATATAGTTGGTACGAATGGTTTTTTTATACTTCTCTGTAAGGTTTGTATTGAAGATGTAATAATCGACACACTGTCGTGATACATCATAATCAATAGTTTCGATGAACCCATTATTATATTTTGTATGACCTGAAAAGCTTTGTACATTTGGTATGTATTTACGGTTCAGTGTGCGGATTTTTTTTTTATGGTAATCTATCTGTAACTCATATGGAAGGTCACGCTCATACAGTGCATATGTCTTATTATTTACATTCACCAACGCAGTGTTAGCAAGTCCTAAGTGGTTCGGAACTAATCTCAACTTACTAAGTATAATAAATAAAGCATAAATAAACGGGTCTTTTGGTATTCGTCCATTACGCTTTTCATATTCTAATTTTTCTGTTTGAATATGATGTTTCACGTATGTAAGGTTACCATTGTCGAAGAATACACCTTGTATAGCTCCATCACCCATAAACAATTGAAATAAAGATGTAACATTGAACATATTTACATCAGGTCCAATGAGTCCATAGAACCCATTAACATTATGAATTTTTGTGCGTATTTCATCGCTGATGTCTATATTTGTACGAATATCTGTAGTTTTGAATGGTTTACCGAATTTGAAATTCACAATAAAGCCATTCCCGAGATAAAATATTGTTAATAAAAAAATGTATGATATGCTCATAAAAAAGGAATATCTATACACATTACAGGTGAACTAACTCTAAATAGATTTCCACTGTATGAATGTAATGATACTAAGGTAAACCCGATGTGTGGATAGACGACAATGTTATGTGGATATATAAATCACTGATGTTAGACACATCAAATGGGTTTTGTGTATTAGGAATAGGGATCCCTTGATTTTTCTGTATAATAGTTTGCGTCTCTTGGAACCGTATATCAGAAGCTTTAATTAATACATTACGGTCACCAATAGCAGCAGTATATTTATATTCATTCAATAATCTAACCACGTCAATTAGTAAATTAACGTGTACATTATTATCACCATCAACGTATATATTGTTAGGTAAATCTGGAATACACTCTATAACCACCTCACCGTCATTTATATCGTATGTTAGTTGCGAATGCCATAAAGGAACAAAAATATCTTGATTATGAATATTTAATTTGTACACATTTTGCTCATACAAGTCATCTATATTTGGATTAAGGATAATTTTTTCGTTTAGTGTAAGTTTATCTTCAATAACAGATTTAATAATTTCGAAGATATGTGGTTCTAAATGAAGATTATAGTGGTATTTATTTAATATTTTGTAAGTCTTAATTAATTGATTCATATCTAATGTGTATAAATATGTAACAAGACGGTCTTTACAAGACGTAGATATATTTTCTAAAATAGTGGTCCATAAATCCTGTTGCTGGTACCCTTGAAATAGATGATTAAAGAATTTGGATACGAATGATGAATATTTATATGAACTTTCATCTTCAATAGTGATTGTGTTATTTCCTTCATGATACAATAAATATTTATATGCCTCATGAATATTTTGAAATAATTCATTACTATTTTTATTATTGGATTTATCAGGATGATGTAATAGCGCCAATGCACGATAATGCTTTTTGATTACATGTTCATTAACATTGTCTGGGTCAATTTCAAGTATTTTACAAGCTTCTATTTTTTTCATTATGGTAACAACAGTTTATTATATACAATACTATATTCTCTAAATGATATATAGGTCGATAATTATTATTGTAATACTTTAATGAAGTGTATGATTTAATCAATATATTAGATATTTGGTCACTATTAAGACGGTCCGACAATAGATATATATATTGAAATAACAATTCATATATATCGATATCATATGTTAATAAGTCATACAAAATCTCTCGAAGTACTATGAAATTCAAGTTATCAATGTCTTTTGTGTATTCATGTAAACGTATAATACATTTATCAAATAAATTCTCTGGGTAGTCATTGTCGTTAACATAAGGTATAAATTTTAATTCTTTAATGTTATCTATACTGGATGTATCTATATCAACAATGGGACTTTTAATATCATTACTACTGTTCACGGTCCCATCTCTGCCATATCGAATATGGTCGATATATTGTATTTTGTTTAAAAACAGATTGTCGTTTTTGTTACGTTCATGTTCTACATTATTTTGCTTAATTAAATGGTTATATATATCTTGTGTTGGACGTGAAATCGACAATGTCTGACAACAATCGATTATAGAACTGGGTACATGACTAATATGTTCTGAAATAAAGAAAAAAACCAGATGTATAGAATGATGCTTTGAATAGTGATGTATATAGTTATAAAAGGTATCTAATAACTCAGTATGTATTTTGTGGAAATTCTTACATAAGATGATGCCATTCTTATTACTTGATGATGTAATAATATCTATTATCTGAAAGAAAATATCATGCCATAACAATTTAGCATGACATCCAAGAAGCTCTAAATCAACCTCATAATGTATGTCACTTATATGTATAATTAAATTCTTTTTTTCATTTTCAATATTCATTGTTTTTGAGTATTTGAGTCCCGTTGGGCTATATTGAGAAATCATAGACAGTGCTTGTGTATATTTCCCTGTCCCTGGAGGACCATGTATAAATAAATTTGTAAGATTTCTTACATTGGTAGGTAGTTTATTTTTATATGCCTTGAGTTCAGGATGTAATGAAAACATATATTCACTGTTAATATAGTCTTCAAATTTCGTTTGATAATATTTCATTTTTTTATTGAAATATTATGTAAATACCTCTCTATACACTTTTGAATGTTATTCGTGTTTATCAATTGGATAAACGGGAGTTGTACTGCTGAAATGCATTAGCTATGTAGAAATGCTTGAAGGATAAGAAGAAACTAAACCCAGATAGAATTAACATTGACATAATAAATAATTGATTCTTCATATTTTCATGTGTCAAATTATAGATAAAACTTGAATCTACATTCAATTGTTCTTTACAGGCAAACAATAAAATTATTAATGTCGCAAACATAGTGAAACTCGCGATAAATAACATTTTGAACTGGTGTACAAGTGATTGTTGTCTTGCGTTTAATACGTGTCCCTTTCCAGTATTATTTTTGTATCTTACCCTTATAGTGATAAATGTAAAAAACATGATTGCGAATGACATAAATAAAAGTATAAATCCACCGGATAAACCAAGTGTTAATAATGTAAATAACAAGCTAATATTTGTATTTAGATACATTTCACTCACGTTACGTGCTGCGAACAGTATAAATGCCCCGAATGTGGTAGTCAGAATACCAAACCCGAAAACTTCACTTTTTGGTAAATATAACGCAGTTACACCTATAACAACCATACACAATATAACAAAATAGTTTAAAAATGTAGTTAATTTGTTACGGCTCTCGTTACTAGCAATAGTTTCATTTAGAGATTGGTAAAGAGATTTGTACATCATATTATTCTATACATTCTTGAGAAAAAAATGTATATTTATCTATCAATGAATGTTGTCTTTACCCAACTTAATATGTCTTCTATGTCGTCATGAAAACAATCGCCTTTATATTTCTTTATACTGAAAAAGGACGGTTTGTTCATGGACATAGTTTTGTAATATATATATGGGCCATATTTACCCTTTCGTAATGATGTAGATTCGTTGTAATAACGCAGAACATTCGTGTCAGGTTGTTTGTTTTCTAGTACAGGTAATATGTCATCCCACGTTATATGATCTATAGATTTCGTTATATCTTTTATTGGGCTTCTTATGTTACCATATTCTAAATATCTACCAAAACGACCATCTTTAATAAATACTTTCTCGTTATTCCATATTCCAATGTGTTCTGTTGGTCGTTCGATTATATCTTCAACCTTATATTTATTATTCTGAATGTTATTGATTGTGAAGTCGGTGCCTTTTTTTATATTCAAAAAATCAATACTTCCATCCTCTTTGTGGTGACGTATACAAGGACCATATTTTTCAAAGACAACGTCATAATTGTCTTCCAATGGAAAAAAATTCTTTTTTATCTTATTGATATGGGTAGAATTTGATGATACTTCATTTTCACATTCATTGCATATATCATACCAATTTAATTGACTACCATTAACTACTTCATCGAGTTTCTTTTCCATGTATTCAGTATAGTCGTATGAAAATAGGTTATCAAAGTATTTAATTAAAAAAGGCATTACTATTCGTCCTAAATCAGTAATTTTTAGTTTATTTTTTTCTTGTCCGAATTCTTTGGTATTATCAATTTTGTGTATGGTATCCTTTTCAAGCATGAAGTCAACCGTAGAAACATTTATACCTTGAATATCACATCTATCTACATAGTGTCTGTCTTGAATAGTTTTAACAATTGTAGAAAATGTGGATGGTCTTCCTATACCAAGTTCATCTAATTTATTGATTAACGATGCCTCAGAGTAGTGACTACCATTCCCTTTACAATGAGTGTTAATATTAACCCTTATATATGGAATATTCGAACTCTTATACGATTTGAATCTTAAAATAAGTGCTTTTGAAACTTGTTGTAGTTCACATAACGTTTTTTTTTCGGAGTATTGTGTCCACCCTAATTGCATTGGTATATCAATATTGCGCTCATATTTTAACTTCATAGGCGCGGACAATATTACTTTACAGCAATTATATTTATAGTCTCTCATACAACTCTCAATTGTGTTTTTGCGTATGATATTATACACTGACTGTAATCTTGTATTTGTGGTTTGTATTTTACATACATTCACATCTGTAATTCGAATGGCTTCGTGCGGGTGAATTGATTTGTTGTGTTCAATATTGGTCCATGATACAGGAATACAATTACTATTATCTGAATAAGTTTTAATTAAATAGTCCTTCATTTTATCCAGAAACGTTCTTGAATATGTATTACTCTCTGTACGCATATATGTAATAAACCCATCCTGATAGAGTTTTTGGCATATACTCATTGTTTCGTGTGGGGACATATGTAAGGCTTGATTTGTAGTTTGTAATAGTCTTGATGTAGAGAATGGTTGAGGTGGGCGCCTGATATGGCTGGTTTCATCTGTAATAGAAAGCTTATTTTCGAATGTCTTCATCTCTGTTAGAAATTGAATGGATTCTTCGTCAGTAGTGAGTGATTTTGAAACCGTGAATAATAATTCATCTTCGAAAAATGTACCAGATATCTTGTGTTCTTTTTTATAATTAGAATTATTTGATAATAAAATATCATTCTCGTAGATAAGTCGTAATGCGGGTGTCTGACACCTTCCTGCCGATAAGGAATTCTCCTTATCGTGGTATAGATACTTCCATAAGAAAGGTGATATTTTGAATCCTACAATTAGATCGATAACCTGTCGAGCATGTTGAGAATTTACCAGTTTCATATTAATAGTAGTAGGGTTAGTTATTGCGTTCGATAGTGCAGATTTTGTTATTTCATTAAAAATAATACGCTTAGTGGTATCGACAGGAAGATTGAAGACTTCACATACATGCCATGCGATTGCTTCTCCCTCTCTATCATTGTCACTACCCAAAATTATATTGTGGGTCTCGAACTTGTTTATGATTGTTTTCATTTCACTTATATGACGTTTTTTTTCACTTATTAAATCGAAATTGATATTATATTTACCTTTTGTATCTATTGATTTGAGACCATTAATTCGACGTATATGTCCGATCGATGAAATACACGCATAATCCAAACCCAAATACTCTGTAATTTTTTTACATTTAGATGGAGATTCTACGATAATCAGATATTTTGCACAATCAATGTTTACAACCTTATTTAGTGTACTATATTTCTTCGAGCGATTTGACATTACAAAATACTATATGGTTACGTCTATATGGTTTGTATTGAAGGACATAAAGGTTACTTTTCTATTCTATATGTAAGTATGACCTACACACTTGAGATAATTAAAAGAGATTATTCGGCGTGGGATTGGAAAACAGAAGAATGTATTGATCACGCAAATAACATTCAACCTGGTGAAATTACTATTGACCCAGGACAAAATAAATTATTTCATGATGATGTAGTAACTCATAATGGTGTCCTTATAAAGCGTAATATTAAATTAAATAAAATACCTGGTATTCTATTACTACATGATAACAAAACGTTTGGTAGACATAAGAATAGATTACTGTATAAGTGTATTCCATACGATAAGAAATTACCCGTATTTTTGGTTCCATATGACTTGAAAATTGGGTTCTCAAAATATTATCAAAACAAATATGTAATTTTCTCATATATTAATTGGGAAATGAAACATCCATATGGAGTATTAGACGAGACATTGGGAGATGTAAATCAATTAGAGAACATAACTACATATTTATTACACTGTAATAACCTTGTTTATAGTAATAAACAATGTCAAAAAAAAATAGGAAAATGTGATTATAATGAAACTATTACACAGATTACAGAAAAATACCATATACCTGCAAATGAAGGTAATTATGTATTCTCGATAGACCCAGAAGGAAGCACAGATCTGGACGATGCTTTATCTGTTGAACAAATAGACGAAAATAAGTTTATTGTTCGTATATACATAGCCAATGTATTGTTATGGTTAGATCACCTTAATCTATGGGATGAATTAACAAACCAATCAAGTACTATTTATTTTCCAAATAAAAAAAAATCTATGCTACCAAACGTATTAGGAGATAATTTTTGTAGTCTATTAGAAAAACAGGACAAAATAGTACAAGTATCCGAGTTCTTTATAGAAAATAATAAAATAAATCAAAAAGAAACAAAAATATACAATTCATTGGTGACAATAAATAAGAATTACACGTACAACGATAAAAAACTACATACGAACAAACATTTTTTATTATTACAAAAGTTAACAAATGAACTTAATCAAACACAAGTAGATTCACACGAATTAGTTTCATATTGGATGGTGGAAGCAAATAAGTTGATGGCTTCGTCACTTCATAAACATAAAACTGGTTTATATAGAACGTCTCAGTTCAGTGAAATACCGTCTGACGTTGTAGATCAACATAAAGAGCTTATACAAACGTATTTACATACACATAGTGAATACACATTATATAATGAAGATACCCTGAGGCATGAAGCCATGAATGAAGAGCTATATACCCACGTTACAAGCCCAATACGTAGGATTGTAGACATATTGAATCAATATCATTCTCAAAAATTATACGTGACAGAATTGACAAAAAATGCAGAATTATTTGTAACCAATAGAGAAGAAAGTATAACTGAAATGAACGCACAATTTAAGAAAATAAAAAAACTGCAAAATCAAATGGCAATTTTGACAAAAATTCATACAGGTGAGGTTGATTTAAATAAGGATTTTTCTGGGATTATAATCGACAAAGAATCCGTAAATACAGAATATGTATATCAGATATTTATCCCGGAATTAACGTTGTTTCAACAAAGTCGTAGCAATAAAACAAAGAATAAATATGACAATGTGTATGTAAATATGTATTACATACAGGACGAATATACTACCTACAATAAGATAAGATGCGTGCTATTAGATTGAATACGAAAAAAACAGTATACACATTTTGTATAAGAGATTCACTCTAACTTTATACATCGTCTATATCGATCTCTCCTAATTCACTATCGTAGCAATTTAATACAGTTTTATTTTGAACACAATCAATAGGTTCTTCATCTTCATTCATTTCTTCATTCATAAATTCGACATCTTCAACTAATTCACTATCTTTACTTGCTCCAGTATGACGCATTGATAATACATTTGATATGGAAATAGATGGGTTTTGTTTTATTTGAGATACGGTATCCTCTGAATATATTTCCATAATATCACAATTTTTATATGGCTTTTCCCATTCACGTAACCCAACCATTACAATAGTTGAGACGCTAATCATATTATGCCTTTTTTGTTTGCCTCTGAATTTATTACGAATATGAGCAATGTATGTATTGTTTAAGTCATCGACGACCTGGCACATGACATTGCCAAACATTTTGGTAACACAAACGATAATTTCTAAAGGATTTGAAGGAAGAATGATGCGATGGTCATGTAATCGGGTATGTTTGCGTGCGACTGCTTTAGCGCGAGATCCGCCATTAGTATTCTTAACCATAATATTGAGTATGTGTCATTATGTGTATTATGTATAAAATCAATTTTTACGAATGTGATGTGAAAAAAATACACATAATATGAAATTTACACATTTCTATCATTGTATTTCATAACATTCATGCTCTGGGTAGGGTTACACAATAAGATTATGAACCCTTCCAAGCATACTGACGTCAGTAATTCCGCAACCCCGCAAATTTAGTGTATGTACATTGCCCAAAGCACTAACATCAGTAATTTTATTGCAATAACTCAAATAAAGTGTATGTACATTGCCCAAAGCACTAACATCAGTAATTTTATCGCAAAAACTTAAATTAAGTGTATGCACATTTCCCAAAGCACTTACACGAGTGATTTCATTGCAACAACTTAAATAAAGTGTATACACATTGCCCAAATGACTTACATCAGTGATTCCATCGCAACCCCATAAAGTAAGTGTATGAACCTTGCCCAAAGCACTTACATCAGTAATTTTATCGCAATAATATAATTCAAGTGTATGTACATTGCCCAAATGACTTACATCAGTAATTCCAGTACAACCCCATAAAGTAAGTGTATGTACATTGCCCAAAGCACTTACATCAGTAATTTCATAGCAACATCTTAAATCAAGTGTATGTACATTACCCAACGCACTTACATCAGTTATTTCATCACTGCATTCTTTTAAACTGAGATGCAATTGCTTCCTGCTATCAGTTATTGTTTGGAATACTAAATCGCGAAATGCTGCCTCGATATAATATTTCAATGAATAGGTTCGATTCAATTTGTAAGTACCAATTCTTCTTCTTACTTGATGGAGAATACTACAAGTTTGTAAGAGGTTATCAAATGGACAAAAATCGTTTATAATAAATAAAATCTCATCAGGAAGTCCTATGATTGACATTGTTTGTTTCGTTTTTGTTTTTTTTTATTTGTATCTATCTAATTTTATACACATAAATTCATTTCAATTTTACCTCTGGGTAGGGTAAGCTTATGAACCCTTCCAAGCATACTGACGTCAGTAATTCCGCAACCCCGCAAATTTAGTGTATGTACATTGCCCAAAGCACTAACATCAGTAATTTTATTGCAATAAAGAAGTGGAAAAAGTTAGACCATCGTAGGTGAAATTCCTATTATTGATTTTACATTTTTGATTATTTTTACTCTGTGAAAACGGCGTTTCAAATCTTCAATGGTGTAAATAATTGGGGTACAATTACTGATTTTTCATATTATTGTATTGATAATGAACTAAAAAGGGCTATAAGTAACCTTCAATCTACTATTCGAAAAAAACAGGATATTGGCGAACCACCATTAAAAAAAGTTTCTCGCACTGGTTTTAGTGTTGGTAAATCACAGTCAAAATCAAAAAGAAGAGCAAGAAGAAGAACCCCAGCAAGAAATGGAGGAAAAGTAACTAGAAAATCCAAAAAATCTAAAAAATCTAAAAAATCTCGAAAATCCAGAAAAAAAATGTAAGTTTAGTAATATGGAACAATATAAATACACCATTTATATAGGTAATAATAGAAAAAAAGCAATAGAAAGACTAATAGATCACCATAATAAAATAATATTGAAAGGACTAAAAAGAGCAAAGGTAAGTGTGATAAAAAATAACGTACAAGGGGGTGAAGTGATAAAACCGTACAAAGATTTTAAAAGAACTATGGATTACATATTAGATATAGGTGAAGAAATTGTGTCAAAAGTAGAAGAAAAAGAAGATGTAGAAAGTAAAGGACTTGATGATGAAGTAGACGAAGGACTTGATGATGAAGTAGACGAAGGACTTGATGATGAAGTAGACGAAGGACTTGATGATGAAGTAGACGAAGGACTTGATGATGGAGTAGACGAAATACTGGAACAAGGGATACAGTATATAGAAGTCGAAGGAGAAGAAGAAATAATTAAATTCTATAATTCACTATCAAAAGGAAATGTAGTGTCTACTGTATACACAGGATAGATATAGAAACATGAAAGTGTGGTTCAAATGATGTAAAAAATGTAAAAGGTATTGTAGTGTGTATGCAATATAAGCACTCGCTAAAATGCTTTGATTAGTTGTTTCTCTACATAAATAACATGGTCGTTCTATGTTATTTATCGCATTCTTTGCTGTTTTGTAGATGTTTGATGAACCGCTCTCAAATCTTTGGTTTTATCTTTGAGGACCTATTCTATTCATTTTTTGGACGGTTTTTTCTTGGTGCAATGATTAGACTTCTTCTTGCGAGTTTTCTTACCACCAACCACACTAAGGTGTTTATTGGGCTCTAATGTGTATTTCCATTACAAACATATAGTAATGTAAAAAAAAATTAAGAAGGGTGTGTGTGTGTGAGTATAAAAAATGTGATATGTATATATAATAGAATGGTGGAGAGTAAAAAGTGTTTATGTAAATCAAAGAAAGAGAAA